GTCGGAACAACTGTTAGCAATGTAGTTATTACAAAGTAGAAAGATTGGGGCTTATGCCCCTTTCTTTTTACAGAAAGGAGCGGTTATGGCTAAGAGAAAACCTAAGTTAACACACGAGCAGAATAAGCAACTGTCTGGCGTAAAACAGGCATACCGTAGAGAAAGACAAAGAATACAACGTCAGATTAACCGAATGACTAAACGAGGATATGACGTTCCAGACTTACTTCCAAAAATTCCAAAAAATATAACTCAAGCGAGTGTAAGACGGCTTAAGAAGCTAACCACTGAAAAGCTGTACAAAGAATCCAGATTTATTGATATCGAAACAGGCGAAATCTTAACCTCAAAGGAAGGGCAAACGCTAGAGCGTTCCAGAAGGAAAAAGCCAAAGCAGAAAGTTCAAGCCCCACCCCCACTCCCAACCCCAGTAGCCCCGCCAGAACCAGATTATGTAATGTTTGACAAGCAAATACTTACAGTATTTACTATGGAGATGACCGAAATATTTGGGCGTAACGAGAAGCTATTTAATTACATAACCAGATGGTATAACACAGCTCTAGCAAAATACGGAGCTGAGGAAATGGCTGAGGCGTTAGAGAAAGCGAAGTCGGAAGGAATGTTCCCCGGCTGGGAGGCCGTATCAGATAGTGAGATATTAGTAGGGAAGTTAGAGGCAATTACCAATCTTATGGCCATAAATTCAGAATCACGTGAGGAACTGTTTGAGGAATTAGAGCAATTAGAGGATTGGACGGAAGGGGAATAACAGGATGTGCGGACGAGAAACTATGAGTATTACGTGGCTGATTTTGAAACAACCGTATATAAAGGACAGCAATTTACAGAAGTATGGGCTGCAGCAGTTGTAAAATTAGGAACAGAAGACGTTGAGGTTCTTCATTCTTTACCAGATTTCTTATCTTACATTTTTGCTCAAAAAACAAATATCGTTTGCTATTTTCATAACCTAAAGTTTGATGGTAACTTTATCTTAGATTACATACTTAGAAACGGTTATACCTGGAATAGAGAAGCTGAAGGTAAAATGCTAAACAAGCAGTTTAAGTGCGCAATCAGTGACCGTGGAGCATGGTATTCTATTACAATAAAAATGCATAATATGATAATAGAATTTAGGGATTCGTTAAAGTTATTACCATTCTCAGTAAAACGAATTGGAAAAGGATTTCAGACGAAGCACAAGAAACTGGATATGGAATATGAAGGTTTTCGATACGCGGGTTGTGTTATAACAGATGAAGAAAAAGAATACATACGCAATGATGTATTAGTAGTCAAGGAAGCCCTTGAGATAATGTTCGAGAGGGGACATCAAAAGCTTACGATTGGTTCTTGCTGTTTAGAAGAATTTAAAACGACATATGATAAGATAGATTACAATAATTTCTTTCCTGATTTAACGAATATAGCCATTGATGATACATTATATGGGGAATTTAATGCTGATGCTTATATACGACATAGTTATCGTGGCGGGTATTGTTATTTAGTAAAAGGTAAAGAGAACAAACAATATGACCATGGCTGGACTGCAGATATAAACAGTTCTTATCCGTCAAACATGTCATCAGAATCTGGTAATAGATACCCAGTAGGAAAACCCCAGTTTTGGAAAGGTAATATTCCAACACTTCCACCTGAAAGTTATTACTTTGTAAGGATTAAATGTAGATTTAAGATAAAGGAAGGGATGCTTCCTACAGTGCAGATAAAAGGAAGTTTTCTGTATTGCGGAACTGACTATCTAACCACTTCTGATATTTATGATTACGAAACTGGAACATACAAACGTTATTATATGCGTCAAGGAAAAATACACGACACACAAATAACAATGACAATGACTTGTGTAGATTATGAGTTATTTCTAAAGCATTATGATGTATATGATTTAGAAATATTAGACGGTTGTTGGTTTAGAACGGAGATTGGGTTATTTGATGAATACATGTACAAATATAAGAATATTAAGGAATCGTCACAAGGTGCAGAACGGGAACTTGCAAAGTTATACCTTAATAATCTCTACGGAAAATTCTCCGCAAACGATTCGTCTAGTTATAAAGTGCCCACCATCAACAAGAAAAACGTGTTGGGTTTTGAGATTGTTGAGGAGCATGAAAAGAAACCAGGATACATTGCCATAGGTTCGGCAATCACATCATATGCAAGGAGGTTTGTTATCAATGCGGCTCAAGCGAATTTTCACGGGGTTGAAAATGACGGATTCATATACTGCGATACGGATTCCATTCATTGTAGCGGGTATCCTAAGGATGCCAAGGGAATTAAGATTCATCCTACAAAATTCTGTGCGTGGAAACTCGAAAGTTATTGGGACGAAGCAATTTTTGTTAGGCAAAAGACATATATTGAGCATGTCACTCATAATGATGGGGAACCAGTAGAACCTTATTATCAAATTAGGTGTGCGGGAATGTCGGAGGATGCAAAGCAGGAATTTATTAAAGAGCACACAGTGGAGGAGTTTAGAGAAGGATTGAAATTAAAGGAGGGATTGAAACCAATTAGAATGCCCGGAGGGGTGTTACTTGTAAAGAAAGGATATGACATGCGACCCAAGGTTCACAAGAAGATTAAGGAGGATTAAAATGGAAAAGCAGACCGTGCAAGGATTAATGTTGGAGTTAATTAAATTAGTGGCTGATGGATACGGGGATGCGACAATCTCTGTGCCGTACGAATGCAGTTATGGATGTGTTAACATTGTTAAAGGTTACGAATTAGCTTATGATTGTAGTATGTGTGATGAGAAGTCTCAATGTACGAAGTCTTGTATTAAAAATAAGAAGCCAGATTGTTTAATGTTAAATTCTGACGACATGTGATTAATTATTTGCGCAAATAATTAAGCATTAATAAAAGAGAGGATATAATATCCTCTCTTTTTATATCATTACGCGGGGTGTAACAAGGGGCATTCCAATTACCGTTTAACCCAGTGGCACCTTTTACAGTGTGGATTCCACCAGCGTTCAATGCTACATAACCCACGGTGATACCTATAAAATTTTAATTCTCGTGCTCTCTAATTAGCTGTTCACATTCCTCTGCTGTTAATTTACACTGACAACATTGGCAATATTTTCCCGTTGCATCACACCCATAATCCTCATCATACTCATTCCCATTGCGAAATGGGATAACTATGACATAAGGGCAATTATAAAAATCCATATACTATTCCTCCCTCCAAAACTCACGGAAACTTTAATATGATAACATCTGTATAACCATTTGTTTACTTTCCAGATTCTTGAACCTGAAGTATCCTTTATTAAACAGCAGTCTAAAGTTATTAATAATCAAAGCATTCTTAGCCAACATGACGTAGTTAATATTATGGTCATCAGTAGTGAGCGACAGTTTAGTTGGAAATGAAGCGTCATATTTATCAGTAACGTATATAATTCCTAAAGTCTCATAGTCATAAATCGCATAGTGTTTGTTAAGATATTTGATTGTGCACAGGTATCTGCCTCGTCCCTCCGGTTGCTCAATGAAGGAATAATTATCGTTAAGATAAACATTTTGAGAAGCGTAAGCCACATAGTCGCTTGACGCGAAAGCTCTGTTAAAACCTGATTCTAACTGTGCATCAGAAGCAGACTGTATAAAACCCTGTTCCAGTACATAGCCGTCCCCCTTAAGGAAATTTGTATCTCGTTTCAGTCTGGTAGAAATTCCCAATGCTGAGTAATACGGGTTAAGCAAACTAACCGTATTGCCACACATGTAGACTGGCACATAACGAATCTGTTTACCGTTACCTCGTGCAATACTGGTATGTACAGACAGCAGTTTCCTAATTTCATCTGAGCAATACTTTCCTGTTTCACTTTGAAACTCATCCATCAGCATTCGTTCCACGTCATTAAACATGTGGCTATATTTCTTTATCGAATCAGCGTTGTTAAGTGCGATAGCGTAACCGCAGGGCTCATCATTCAAAAACAGTTCGTGGAATATCCCTCTGGCCATAGGTTTGCTAGTCATAGTATCATCTGGATAAAACAGCCCATGAATATCCTTGAAAAACTTTTCAGCCACGTCAGACAATTCGTAATTGAATCTATAAATCAAACAAAATTTTCCTTGCCCAGCCTTAAACTTTTTAACTAAGTAGCGGTTAAACCAGGTTGTCTTACCTCCCGTACGGTTAGTGGTTACTAAAAACAATTCTGGTTTTTTACCGTTAATATCTTTCATGGACAAAAGCTTTGTTCCGTCATAGTAAGCCATAGTTTGTCTAGCGCAAAGCGCGTATTGCCCCGAAGGGGCATTGGCTTCACTAACCTCCTTTTTACCAAAATGTTGCAAATGCAACATTTTCAATATCTTTATTTCCATCTATATTATACCATAAATATGTTGCAATTGCAACAGTTTTGTGATATAATAAAAGATATAATGGAGGAATGGAGGAATGGAAAATGAAATTGCAGTATATAGTAAGTGTACCTGCAACATCTACAGCCGCAATCACATTGCCGTTTGGGGTATCTCAAGTAAAACTGAGAGGAAGCGTGCCCATGCCAATTACTGGAATAGGGCAGATTTCAAATGCGGGAATCAATCAGTGTGCTTCTATTAGGTTCCCCATCATAGACGGAAAAAGCCCCAATACATTTTCTGCTTATAACGGCGAATCAAATGCGGCAAATTTTTACTTGTTTGTAGAGGAATTGGGGGGTATACCCGACCCAGATTACTTCACGGGAGGTGCCAAAAGTGAATGATATTGTTAGCATCATTAGCACGGTAGGTTTCCCAATTGCTTTAACATTAATCCTACTATGGTACATCTATGACAGTAACAACAAGCACAAAGAGGAAATTGATAAAATGTCCGAAGCATTGAACAATAATACTTTGGCATTAACAAAACTCCTAGATAGAATGGAGAGTGACAAAAATGTTTAATGGAATTGATGTATCCAGGCACCAAGGAGACATTGACTGGGATAGCGTTAATCCTCATATCGACTTTTCCATGATACGTGCTGGTTTTGGAAAGAACAACATTGATGCTAAAGCCAGAAGAAACGTATCAGAATGTGAAAGATTAGGAATCCCATACGGCCTTTACTGGTTCAGCTACGCGCTACACCCGGAAATGGCTAAAAAGGAAGCCGAATACTTAATTGAGTTTATCGGAGAACATAAGCCGGAATATCCAATTGTGTACGACTTTGAGTATGATACGGTAACACATGCCACGAAAAACGGTGTAAGCATTAACAGACAGTTTGTGCTAGACAGCACAGAAGAATTTTGCCGCACCCTGGAAGAACACGGATTTTACGCTATGTTCTACACGAACCGGGATTACTACCAGCGTTACTATCAGGCAAGCAAAGTGGCTGAAAAGTATGACATGTGGTACGCAAGGTACTCACAGTCAGCAGGTAGAAAGGTAACACTGTGGCAGTATTCCGACAAAGGTAAACTGCCTGGTATTTCAGGTTATGTCGATTTAGACAGAACCGAACGTGATTACCCTTTAATCATTAAGAAGAACAACCTTAACAACTGGAGGTAACTATGCCGTCTATACAAACTGCTTATAATTGGGCAATTGAAACCTGCGCTAAGGAAAACGTAGGATACTCTCAAACATACCGGAACAAGCAAACCGTAAATGGTATTACATACTATGACTGCTCGTCTTTTATATGGTACGCGTTAATTGCTGGAGGCTGGGACTTAGTATCCGTATGGGGCACATGGCCTTTTACAACAAGCAGTATGGCTGGCGTGTTAAAACAAGTAGGATTCACAAAGCATGCACCGGACATTACATGGTTGCCAGGCGACATTGTCATTAGAACAAGTCACACTGAAATGGTATTTGATACCACACGAACCATGGGTGCGCACTCAGCAAACGTACCGTTGGAACAACAGGTGTCTATCAACGCAAACGATTCACGTGGCAACTGGTTGGAATTGTGGCGGTGGGAAACCAGTGCCGTGAACGAATGGATTAAGGGAAATTATTATTTGTCGATTGGAGAAATGCAGAACAACGCCACTATCCAATTTGCGTATTTTATGTCTAATGGCTGGACAGCCGAAGCCGTAGCCGGTCTACTAGGAAATGAACAAGTAGAATCTACGCTGAACCCCGGAATATGGCAGGATTTAACCCCGGGTGGTGGCTGGGGACTAGTCCAGTGGACACCATCAACAAACTATACCGACTGGGCAGACGCTAACGGCTACGCTCATGATAGCGGAGAAGGTCAGATGGAATGGATTGATACTCAAACAGTCCCGTCAGGACAATGGATGCCGACAACGCAATACCCTGAATCATTCAGTGAATTTAAAGTTAGCACACAAACACCTGAATACTTAGCAGATTGTTTTCTTAAAAACTTTGAACGACCCGGAACAATTGACCAACCAAAAAGGCAAGAGTATGCAAGGTATTGGTATGACTGGTTTAAAAACGAATACGTTCCACCGCCTAATCCACCAGATGGTGGTGAGTGGTCATACAAAATGCCGTTTATATATTATAACAAATTATTTTAAACTTAAGGAGGGAGACTATGGCAATGCTCGACAGAGAAAAGTTCTTTGAGCGCATCAAGGAACGCCTGGGAGAAGATGACTCGGATGAAGCGTTATCTTTTCTCGAAGATGTAACCGACACGTATGACGACCTTGAAAGAAGGGCCGCCGGTGACGGCGAAGATTGGAAGGGCAAGTATGAAGCCCTGGACGGAGAATGGAGAAAACGTTACAGAGAACGTTTCTTCGGAACTCGCGAAGAAGTAAAAGAGGAACAAGAGGAAGATGTGAAAGATGATGGTAAAACAAGGTCATTTGAAACATTATTTGAGGAAAGAGAGGGTGAATAATTATGCCAATTAAACCAGAAAAAATTACACTTAAAGATGTACAGGCGAACGCCGCCTCCGCTTATAGCGCGGAAAACCCAGATGTATCAGCCACTAATTTACAGAAGGCCACCGCACAGATTTTAAACACAATCCGTGACAACGCATCTGCTAACTATCAGAACTACGTACCAGAATTGACCGCAGGAGATGATACAGCGTTACGCCAGATTGGTGCAGTTATCATGGACTTACAGCCACTTAGAAACGAGTTATTAACGGCCCTGATGAACAGAATTGGGCGTGTGCTCATTACTTCTAAGATGTTTTATAACCCTTGGGCTGGTATGAAAAAAGGACTCCTTGAATTCGGTGAGACGGTCGAGGAAATCTTTGTTAACATTGCCAAACCATATCAGTTTGACCCGGCTGTAGCTGAATCTGAAGTGTTCAAACGTGAAATACCAGACGTGCGGGCTGCGTTCCACATCATGAACTATCAGAAGTTTTACAAGCAGACTATCAGCAATGACCAGCTTAGACAGGCGTTCCTTTCATGGCAGGGAATTACAGACCTGATTGCAAAAATCGTAGACACTATGTATTCAGGTTCTAACTATGACGAATTCCTGACAATGAAATATCTCATTGCTAGAAACATACTTGACGGAAGAATGCATGTAACTGAAATTGCCCCTGTATCAGCTGAAAACGCCAAGACAATCGTTTCTACCATTAAGGGAATATCCGGCATATGGCAGTTCCCCAGCACACAGTACAATCTTACAGGCGTAACCACATTCACAGAACCACGGGACCAGATGCTTATCATGAATGCCAAATTCAATGCTGTGATTGATGTTGAGGTTTTGGCTTCAGCGTTTAATATGGATAAGGCTGAATTCATGGGCAACCGTATCCTAGTTGATACGTTCAGCTTTAGCACAGATGACAACATCAGACTTACAAAACTGTTTGCAAATGACCCCAATTTTGTTCCACTCACTGATGCGGAAAGAACCGCACTTGATGCTATTCCAGCTGTAATGGTAGACCGTGACTGGTTCATGGTATTTGACAACTTCTATAATTTTACTGAAAACTACAATGGTCAGGGGCTTTTCTGGAATTATTTCTATCACACCTGGAAAACGTTTAGCATTTCGCCGTTTGTTAACAACACTGTATATGTTGGGGGAGCACCTACAGTTACAAGTGTAACAGTTAGCCCTAAAACAGCAACTGTTAACAAGGGTCAGTTGGTTAAAATGTCTGCTACGGTTGTTACCACGAACTTCGCGCCTAAGTCTGTTACATGGACTGTTACCGGTGGAACTGATTCCACAATCGATATCTACGGTAATCTGGTTGTGGGAGAAAATGAAACTGGTGCGGAACTTACAGTTACAGCAACTTCCACCTTTGACGGCACTAAAACTGATACAGCAACCATTACTGTATCCGCATAATATAGAGGGGGTTTATCCCCCTCTTAAGTTAAAGGGAGGACAATATGTACGTAAATCCAAATACTAATATTCATATTCTTAAAAACGTCCCACTTGATAATACCTATAGAAACACAATTTATTTTAGTACAGCGGCGCAGCAAGCAAGCTATTTTGCGAGTCTGTCAAAGTTTTCGTTGACTGAATACACCTATCAGAGAATTGATAAAACAATTAACGTGGGTATCAATGCCGAATCTTTATACGACTGCAATTACATCATGTTTCAGAACGCATCCTTTGGTAACAAGTGGTTCTATGCGTTTATTACAGGCGTGGAATACAAGGGCAATAATTGCTCAACTATAACATATGAGATGGACGTAATGCAGACCTGGTTTTTCGACTACAAAGTAAACCCATGCTTTATAGAACGCGAACATATTCTTGTCGATACAATCGGAGCGAACCTAGTAGAAGAAAACCTGGAAATAGGCGAGTATATCTATGACACAGCGTTCCGTACTGGGCATATGGATGATTACGTTGTAGTGGTTGCCGCAACAGTAGACGCACAGGGTAACGTTACAACTAGCACAGGTGGGTATGGAGGAATATATTCAGGCTGTTGGTTACACGTGTTCGATACATTTCCAGCTGTGGCAGTATATATTAATAATCTAATTACAAACAATAAGGCAGATGCTATAGTGTCAGTGTTTATGATGCCGTCCGACTTTACAACAGCCGTGGGCGCGCCGGCTAGAAATTATGTTATAGAGCAGGACAAACAGAGAGGCGCCATAGACGGCTACGTTCCCATGAACAACAAATTATTTACCTACCCATATTGCTTTTTATATGTGACTAACTTAATGGGAAATTCAGCTGTCTATAAATACGAATACTTTCAAACTGCTAAGTGCACCTTTAACTTGGGAATGGATATGTCCCCAAACCCGTTAGGAATGCTTACCCCACTAGGTTACAAAAACGTGGGAGCAAACTACAACGAGGCCATTACAATTGGAGGTTTTCCTCAATGTTCTTTTACAATAGACACGTATAAAGCATGGCTTGCACAAAATGGTTCTACAATGGCGGTTGATATGTTAGGTTCTGCTA